ATTCGGAGATGGAACAGGATTTCTTATTCTTTCTCATTGATTTGTTGTCCTTTCTTTTCAAGCGAGTGCTTGACAATTGAAAAAAAGCGTGTATAATATAATCAAACACGTTTAATAAGGCGAGGTGATACAATGTCAGATAAAATAAAGCGTGACCTTGAAGCAACAAGAAATGCTCTTTTAAATTCAACTGCAAAACTTATGACGGATTGCAGAGAACCTTCGGAAGTTACATCTCGAGCTATTGCAAAAGAAAGCGGAGTAAATCTTGCAATGATTAATTATTGCTTTGGTTCACGAGAGGGTTTGCTTTATGAGGTGTTTCGAAAGCTTTTGTCAGATGTTCAGAAACACGATACGGAATTTATAAAGATTATGTCATCGGGAATGTCGCCTAAACAGAAGCTTACTGAATTGCATTTTAAAATGATGAGGCTTATGATTGCAAATTACAGCTATTCGCAAGCGGTGACAAAATATATATTGTTCAATCGCAATGATGATTTTGGTATGGAAAGCCTACCATTTATTGTAGAACATTTTAACGGAAGAAAAACCATAGAAGATTGCAGATTGATTGCGTTTGAGCTGACAAGTATACACGAACTTTCAGTTCTGCGTTATGAGACAATAAAAAGCTCCTGTAATATCGACCTCACCGATGATGAAACACTTAAATGGTATATTTGTCAGAATATAAACAGATTTTTAGATTAGGAGAAATTAATATGTCAAACAAGAAAGCGCTTATAGTTGTAGATATGCAGAACGATTATCTTTGGAATAGAAGAAAAAAGATGTTTTCCTATAACACTCCCGAACTTGTAAACGCTGTCAATAGTCTTATTAGCGAGTTCAGTGAACGGGGTGATGATGTGATTTATGTTGGGCAAGTATTCCCCAATATTATCACAAATAAATGGTTTATAGGCTTTTCTATAAAAGGTACACCTGGTGCTGAAATTTATCCTGATGTGGATATCGTATCTGATAATTACTTTGAAAAAAATCTGCCTAATAGTTTTACTTCGCGAAGCTTCAAAAGCTTTGTGACTACAAAAGAATATTCGGAAATCACAGTATGCGGACTTGACCTTTGCGGTTGTGTGGGAGCAACTGCAAAGGGGGCCATTAAAACAGGAATGGCTGTAAAGCTTTCAGAAGCAGCAACGGGGTGTCGCTTCGGAAAAGAAAAAGCAAATAGAATGAAAAAAGATTTGATTTCATTGGGTGTCAAAATTATTAAATAGATATAAAAGTGAGCCGTTTTAAGCCTGTGACGGGTCATTCTTCGGCAAATCTCAAATACAGCTGCCACAAGCAAAAGTTCAGCCACTTTCCTCATTCCTTTCAATTTTCCATATCATAACAACAGCTTCATACCCATATCGTGTTCAAAGCCTGCAAAGGTGGAGTTCATCAGCGTATATACGGAGTTTAACAGCGATGTTGTCAGGAAGCGGTCTATCCTGCTTATCTTGTCGGGGTAATTCACAAGGCTGTGCAGAACATACTGAACGTGTTCAAAGGTTATCTTTCTGTAAGCAGCTTTCGCCGTTTCCTCGGACACACGTTTTCCCTCGGATACCACACTTCGCTCTCCGCACAGCACATCGACCATTAAGTCCTTTATCTCCTCGACCATTTGCACCACCGATGAATCAGGGTTGGAAACAAGACAGTCATAGTCGATCTGCTCCTTTACCGCTTCCTCTACTGCGTTTCTGTCTATTCCGTCAATCAATCCATCACTTTCAACAGTTTCAACAGCTCCGGGTGAAAAATTTTGCAGACCGCCGCCCGATTGAATGATTGATTGAGAATCAGTATAACTCATTTCAGTCTTATTCTTTTCAGTATTATTCTCTTTAGTATTATTACATTCGGTTTTTCCGAATTCTAAAGTTCGTTTTTTCCGATTTCTTGAATTCGGATTATCCGATTTCTTGAATTCGGTTTTTCCGAATTCTTGATTTCGGATTTCCCGATTTCTTGAATTATTCTCATTTTCAACGGGAATTTCCTGCGTTTCGGGAGCATCTTCCGGGGTATCGGCTCCGGGCTGTTCATTATCTTCAACAATGAAGTTCATCACATATATAATGGAAGGCATACCCTGACCTCGGCGTTTCTTTTTGATAAGACCTATGCCGTTTTCATCATCAAGTTCCTTTAAGAGCTTGACCGCCGTTTCTCCGCAAATGCCCAGCTGTTCCACAATATCCTCTATGGGAAATACGATATATACCCTGTTCTGATTATCAAACCAGTTATTTCTCCTGCTAAGACTCATTCGGTCAAGCAGCAGACCGTACATCATCTTTGCTCCTATTGACAGCTTTCCAAAATGCTTCTTATCGCTGAATAGCACCTTTGGTATCTTGACAAAGGAAAATTGCTCGGCTTCTGCACCGTAATAGTAGTCAAATTCGGATTTCATAATATCACACCTTTGTTCTGCTATATGATTTGGAAAGCTCTGCTGATTTCCACCCAAAGCCTTTCTCTGATAACACGTCAATAAGGTCGGAGAAATTTTTCAGTCCCAGATTAGGCAGGCTGACAATCTTTTCTGCATCAGCATCAAGCAACTCCTTAACTGTCGAATATCCTGCCCTGTAAAGGATATTGAAAGTTCGTACCGACAAATCAAGCTCTGCTAAAGGGGCATTTTCAAGTTCGTTCTTTTCTTCTTCGTATTCGGTGTCAGTTAATTCGGCAATTTTCTTTTCAAGAGAAATGATTTCTTTCTTATACTCTCTCAAACGTTCATCTACTGCCGTATCTCTCAAATAGTTGATATAGCCCTCCATACCCATAAGGATATATCTGCTCCTGCTTGGGTGCCGGAGCTTGCGAACAGCCTTTGCTTCAATCTGACGTATTCTTTCGGCTCTTAAACCATATTCCTCTCCGATAGCAGCCATTGTCATATATCTTTTATACCGCATATCAAGTACCCTACCCTCCCGTTCGGTCAAGGTCTTTTGAATAATATATTCAAGCACAAGAGCAACGTCATCGGGAAACTCGGTGGGTAGTCCGTTTACGAACACCTGCGATAACAGATTTTTGGGATATTCTTTCTTCTTCATCGTTGTTCTCCTTTCATCGGGCAACAAAAAAAGGGCTTCCGTACACTTACATTATCGTAAGCATACGGAAGCCCTGCTTCCATACATACATAAACTACTCTTAACTGTAAAAGCGATAAATGGCTCTATATAACGAATTAAGGCGACCTATCGCCGAGGATAAAGAGTTTAACAAACATTACTCTCTGACCTCTCGATTGGTTCGCCTTAAAACTAACTTGGCTCCCCAGCGCAGAGGGAGCACAATCCGCTGAGGAGCTATCTGACACGGCTGATAGCGGTATATCAACGCTTTTGCCGTCCTTATCTTTGAAAATGACCGTGAGCTTGTCGTCGTAAACATACACCTTTGATATCATGATGTCGGCGATAGCTTTCTTGCCCTCGGTGGTGTTGATATCGGTTGCGAGGATATCATCTATAAACACGGTGATCTGCTCCACAGAGGGGACGTTGTCGGTCATCGCCTGAGACAATCGGAGGGCGGAGCTGAGCTGCTCCTTGCGCTCTTCCAGCTCCCTGACCTTATCATAAAGCAGCTGATTTCCGCCTGTCTGAGCTATGGCGTTTACCACGTTCTCAGCCTGCTTAGTGCATTCGGTCAGCTCTTTTTCCAGTTCAGCGGGCGCATACTCATTTCTGACCGTCTGCAAATACATCTGATAAATGGTCTCGGCAGTCTCCGCCTTGTCCATCTGCTCAAACGCTGACCGTGCTGCTCTGCACACCTCGTCCTCTATCAGATATTTATTTTCCAGCTTCTTGTGGCAGCCTGACTTTTTCTGCACGCCGTTACAGCGGTAATAATAGTGCTTGACCCCGTTGCGTCCTGTGCCTGACAGCCCGCTCATAGGCTCTCCGCAGTGACCGCAGTATAATTTACCCGACAAATAATAGTCGGCTTTGGCGGTGTTCTTGGCGGCTCTCTTGCGGTTGGTTATCAGCTTTTCTCTTACAGCCTCAAAAACTTCATTGGGTATCATCTGCGGTATGCCTCCTTCAATCACGATATCGTCGTATTTGTATATTCCGATGTATTTTTCATTAGCCAGCATATTGTAAAAACTGTTTGTGGTAAACGGTCTGCCTCGGCGGTTGCGGTAGCCGTGGGCATTCAGATATTCGGCTATGTCGGTGAGCCTCTCCCCCTCTGCGTACATCCTGAACACAGTTTCGGGGATAATTCGGGTCTCATCATCAATGACCAGTTTCTTGTCAACGACCTTGTAACCCAGTGGGATATGCCCTGTAGTCTGAGCCTTCATGGCGGACTGGCGCATTCCTCGGATAGTTTTTTCTCTGAGGTCGGCGCTATAATATTCATTTATAGCCTCAATTATGTGGGTCATCATCTGACCGCTGGCATCGTCCCCGAAGCTCTCCATGACGGACAGCAGCTTCACGCCGTTTTTAGCTAAAATCTGACGGTTTACGGCGCTGTCTATGGTGTTTCTGGCGAAGCGGTCAAGTTTCCACACAAGAACGCTGTCCCACTTATGCTGCGCACTATCGTGAAGCATCTGCTGAAAAGCGGGACGATCATCGTTTTTGCCTGTCATGGCTCGGTCTATGTATTCCTGCACGACTGTTATGCCGTGCTGCTTGGCGTAATTGTAGCAGTCGTAAAGTTGTCCCTCGATGGACTGCTCCGTCTGCTTGTCGGACGAATACCGGGCGTATATCACGGCGGTTTGCATATTTTTTATCACTCCTATTGATTTTTTCGTCAGGATATGATAAAATACAGATGTTGTGGAGTGTGTATTTTATACATATCCATCTCCCCTGCTTGGTGTTGGCGCACCAAGCAGGGGATTTTTTTATCCATTATTCTTATTCTTTCCGTAAAAAATCCTGCCAGCCTCAAGGTTCTTGCGATACCAGCAGCAGCGGGCGTAAAAGTTGTTTGAATGCAGGCATTTCAGCGCATCGGAGCAGGCAACGTATTTGCTGCAGCAGCCAAATTTGTCGGAAGGCTGATAATTTGTTACTGTAAAGTCTATTATCTCTGTAAGATATGGAACAAGAGTAGTACTGTTTACATCAAATTTATGGCAAAATAGCTTTCTGGTAAACTTTTCACCTGTTTCTTTATCCTTTATCGATGAAGTGTATATTCTTTCAACTGCATCTTCCGGCTTTTTTATGCAGTCCTTGCGCTGATAAAGGTACTCAACTTCTATTCGGCTTGATTTTGAATTGCTTATGCGAGTAAGTTTGAAACATCTGTCGCTTTTAACTTCTTTGAATTCAGCTTCAAGCATCAAGGGCTCCAATATCCAAACGCTGAAGCTTTTATTCCGTGAAGAGTTATTCCCTAATTCATTTTTTATAGTTTCATCACTGAGGCTATCCAATCCTTGATTTTTGGGCTTTTTATGTTCGTTCAAATCATAAACTTTTATATATTTTTTGTCGATATCTCTTTTTTTGCATACTTCTTCAATAATGTTGTTAAGTGTGTCAATTATATTTTCTGACAATGTTTCGCCGTCATTCATATCAAAAGTGAGCTGCTCCATAGTAACCTCCAATCATTTAACAGCACCAATGCTTTTCAGATATTCAAAGACTTCATGTTCACTGATGATTCGTACTTTTAAACCCTTTTGTTGATTCTCAAGAGCCTTTTTGATCTTCGTGCCGTAATTGCCGCCTGCCCATGCTCCGCTTCCGCTGCCGCCGACTACAAGATAATCTACCTTTGCAACCACCCTATCATGAAACTGTGCGCCAAGAGGAGTTAAGATATCCATAAAATCACGCTTTGTACCTATATCAAAGTCGCCTGTAAGGCAGATGAGCTTACCGTTAAAGTCGAGTTCGTTGTTTTGGCGTTCTCTTCCGGGAGCATTTGAGGCATTCTTCACAGGGTCAATAGCGTACAGCAGAACGCCAAGCAGATATTTTGCCTGAGCTATGCTTATAGGTTCGTTATTTTCAAAATGCTCTTTCACGCATTTTTCCGTTTCGGCGTAAAGCGTGTCATAAGGAAAATTACCTTTAAGGTCCTTGTTGTTTTCAAGCCATTCCCACAGCTGCCTTGCTTCGCTTTCACTGACCACATTATCTTCCACAATGTCTGCCAGCAGATCGTTAAGCTCCTGCAGGCGTTTTGTTTTGTCAGAATATTTTACTTCTCCGAAAAAGATATTGCTTTTGGGAGCGGGTACATATACAAAGTCGTCATGGGATTCATTATCAACAAATAGTTTCTGGTAAATGCAGTGCGTAGCTTCTGCATCGGACAATGCACGGTGAGCTTTGGCGTTCTCGATATTGTAATACTGACAAAGGGTGTCAAGCTTGAAATTTGGAAGAACGCTGTTTAAAGTATCATTGCATTTTGCAAGGATAAGTGTATCCGAATAATTATTTTCAAGCATAAGTCCATAATGAGTGAAGCAGGTGTCCGCAAGAACTCTTAAATCGAAAGAAGCAAGATTATGACCTATAAGGACATCATTGCCTATGAAATTCATAAAACCGGATATTATGTCATCAATAGGCGGCTTATCCGCAAGCATTTTGTTTGTGATACCTGTCAGCGCACTTATTCCGTTCGGAAGCGGCATCTGAGGGTTTACAAGCTGAGAATATTCGTCAACAATTTTTCCATCACGTATCCTTGCGGCTCCTATCTCAATTATTCCGCTGGAAGCGCCGAGACCTGTTGTTTCAAGGTCAAGCACAACATAATCATTCAGATGGGTACGGACAAACTCTCCCGAGTAGGTAAGTTCTTCACATATTGCTGGCATTCGCATCACGTCCTATGTATTATTTTGCTAATATAGTTTTCCCCGTTCGGCAAATAATGCTGAACGGGGCTAAGATGGGACATTGTTAGTCCTTTTTGCCTGTGTTGTACATGATCTTTCCGAGCTTTTCGTTTATTTCTTTGAGAGTGCTGCTCATCTCATCGGTCTTAGCAGAAATATGTACTACAGACAGAATGAGAATGATTTGAATGATCGCCAGAAGCACAAGAACGATAATTGTTGTAGTGTTCATTGTATCCACCTCTTTTTAACATAAATATAAATTAGTGTTACGTAAAAGGGTAACACTGTATATATAATTATACCTATTTACGTAAAAAAGTCAACTGTAATTGACAAAAACAATATCTTTATTTTGAAAAACAACTATTATTGTCAAATCATCTTATCTCGCTCAGAAGAATAACAGCCCTGCCGAGTATCCGGATATCGTTAAGTTCTTCATTGACAAATACAAATGGCTCATATGCGGGATTTTCGGGGTTGAGGACAAGCTTATTCTTTTCGGGATAGTAGTACACCCGCTTCAATGTGACCTCGTTATCTATGGATACCGCAGCTATCTGACCATTTTCCACTTCTGGGCAGGACCGTATGAATACAATATCGCCGTCGTTTATGCCTGCGTTTATCATGCTGTCTCCCTCGCAGCGCAGGCAGAAATCTGCCTTTATCTCTGTAGGCAGCGATATCCATTCATCTTCCTCACGGTATATGGGTTCTCCGCAGGCTACCGCACCCACAAGGGGGACTTTGCGCATTTCGGGTATGGGCATAATGTTTGGATATTTTTCAAACAGGTTTTCAGATCTGTCTTCTGTAAATGGAATGTCGGTGCGTCCTATAAGATAATCTATTGATACTCCAAAATATTTAGAGATCAAAATGAGCTGTTCTGAGTTCGGTCTCCTTGCTCCCTTTTCATAATTCACGTATGTTGTATATGGTAAATTTAAAGCAGCTGCCATTTGGCGCATATTATAGCCTTTGCTTTCACGCAGTGTTTTTATTCTATTGCCAATCATGTGATCTGCCCCTTTCATATATTTATAATATACCCATTTTGGGGAAAAGTCAATATGAAAAATACTCATTTTGGCAATATGCCCAAATTGGGTATTTATTTTTTGTTATGATATTACTCAATCTGGGTATTGACAGTTACTCGTTTTGAGTATATAATGGAAATGTACCCAAAATGAGTAACGGCGTAAAGGAGATGAATAAATGTACCCTAATATTGAAGCTGAAAGAGCACGAAAAGGATTAACCAAAGAAGAGCTGGCTGCTGTTTTGGGCGTTGACAGAAAAACGCTCCGCAAATGGGTGAATGGCGGTAATATTCCTACCAACAAGCTTGCTGAGATGGCAAATTTCTTTGGTTGCTCTACAGATTATCTTTTGAGCACATCATCTAAGGCATAATATCAACATGATGGGCGGAAAGGAGCGGGAAATGAATGTGAAGAAATGTAAAAAGCCGCTTTGCGCTTACGGCAAAAGGGTTAAAATAGCCCTTATGGAAAAGAACCGAACACAGACGTGGCTTATAGCAGAGATCAGTAAGAAAAATCCCGATATTTATCTTGACAGTTCCTGCCTGCACAGGATCCTGACAGGAACAATCAAAAGCGGCAAGGCTATTGCTGCTATTAACGATATTCTGGGGCTTTGAAAGGAGGCGGAGCGATGGAAGAAAACATTTTAAACGCAAAAATTACATCCGCATCTTTCGGATATTGCGAACACGGCATTTTGACTTTTGAAATACATCTTAAAGCATCGGACGGCAATCACTATATGTTCGGCGGATATGCTTTAGATGAACCTATCAGCAAAAATGGCAAGCGCTATCGTATTCCTACGCAAAAAGGGTTTGAGTGCTTGACCGAAACAATGAAGACTATTGGCACTGACCACTGGGATGAGCTTGAGGGCAAATGTGTGCGAATCAAGGTGAAGGATACACGGAATTTTATCAGTATACCGGTCATTGGAAATCTCTTAGAGGATAAATGGTTTGATATAGATGCCTTTTGGAAGGCGTGAATGTCCTGAAAAGGAGCGATAGAAATGAAAAACAAATATGAAGCACTAAGGTCACTGCTCAGGGAGCGGATAACTGTTTAATCGGCAAAGCCATAAGCAGTGTTTTTAGAGGGGACACTGCCACAGGCAGCAGAGCGGTAAATATCTTTTCTTATAGCATCGTTAGTTGGCATTCGGAAGCGTGATAGGTCCTCGTGCATATTCTCGATGCGTAATTCTTGATTGAAAGGAAGTGAGAAAATGGAAGTAATTATTGAAACTGACGGTACAAATGATGTCAAAGTACAGTCAGTTACACCGTCCAAAAGAGCGTGGGAAGAACATCGCTGTGCTGAATGTCGCTACTTCCACAGGCATTATGTAGAATTAGGCGATACTGGGGCTTATATTCCTACCAATGACGGACACTGCTATCCGCCACGTGATTATGCGCACATAAAGATACAATCTTATAAAAGAACAGCCTGTATCTATTTCAAGCCTACGGAATATGAAGATTAAGGAGGCATACAAGTGAACAACTTACCGCTTATTGAGACTGACGGCGAGTATTACGCCGACAGCAGAGACGTTGCGGAGGCTATTGAAAGAGAACACAGTAAACTTCTCCGCACAATCCGTACTTACTGTGAATATCTTACTGAAGCCAAAATTGGCTTGAGTGATTTTTTCGTTCCTGCTGAGTATGAGGACAGCACAGGAAGAAAGCTCCCCTGTTATTTTATCACAAGAAAAGGTTGTGATATGATAGCCAATAAGCTTACAAGCAAAAAAGGCGTGCTTTTCACAGCGGCGTATGTATCAGCATTTGAGCAGATGAAAAATCAGCTTGAAACCGCTCAGACATCAGTTCAGCATTTCCCAGCAAAAGCCACTTCCGCAGGAGAGGTCGCAAGCCTTGTGAAGAACGTAAGGATTACAATGGAACGGCAGAACAGTTCTGCAATCAAGGTAGCAATGCAGACAGAATTGCTTTTAAAGCATTTCGGCATACCTGTCATAGCTGATTTTGTTGAAAGCTCACCTTATGAGCAGATGGCTTTGGAGTAATTATTACAGTGTAAAAATCGAAACAGCGGGAGGTGAGGGAAATGGAAGAGAAATTCAAAGTCAAAAGAGCGCCAAAGGAAGCGCCTATCGAATTTGCCCAGCTAAGGACTTACCCCGAAGCCGCCAAAATGGTTGAGGAGGTCATGCAGATCACCAACAACACCAAAGCTCAGACTGTTTATGATATGGTCAAATATGCTTATGACCATATGGAGATCATTGAGCAGTAAACTTATTATCTGTCCGGGACAGGAAGGAGATGAGGAGAAGTTGCCATACAGAACCGTTAAACCCGCTTATCCGGCACTGGAAGTAGAAATTGCCTGCAGGCAAATAAAGAAGAAAGACATAGCGAAAGCAGTTGGAATCAGCGCTGACTACCTGAGCAAAAAACTGACGGGGCGTTCAGGCTTCACACTTGATGAAGCTCTTGCAATACATGAAAAATACTTTTCAGATGTTCCGGTACAGGTACTGTTCAAAAAAAGTGGCGAAGTACATTCGCACTCCGCCAAAGAAAACTAAATTTTGCCAAGCTTACTTCTTGCTGCTCTTAGAAGATGTCTTGGTCTGAGAAAGAGCGCTTCCGGCAACTGACTTAGAAGTCTTGCTGTATCGACCATCTCTGAGAATAGTCGATGCTTTTGAAGCGACAGACGCACTTGTCTGCTTAGTGTTTGACATGAACATTCCTCCCTTCATATTAGTTTATAGCCTAATTATACTACATATAGTAATTATTGTCAATAAGATAGCTATATATGGTATTTACGAAAAACTTTGGGAGTTGTTTGTCAACCTGCACAATTTATAAAATATTAACACGTATAAATATTATAAGAAGGAGAAATAAATATGAATGAAACCACAAAGTCCATCATCAGAGAAATGATGTCCGAAAGCGGACGCAGGATCATACTCGTGAACGAGCCAAGCCCTGAGATTATGGCAAAATGCCTCAAGCGTATCATCGACAAGAAGCTGCTTGAAGCGGCTAAGGAAAAGGCAGGTGTAAAGTAATGAGCACATACAACGTATATGTCCACCTCAGGTTCAAGGGTGGCGCATTTAACGATGTGTACAGCGTATCGGCTGGGTCGAGAGAAGCTGCCGAAGCTAAGGCAAGGGACAGGATTTTCGCTGAAAACAGTCTTGACGATCTGATTGAGGCGGTTATCACAGATGTTTGCAAGGAGTGAAATGTTATGGCAAAGAAGAAGTGTGATGCTTCTAAAAGCTCCAAAGCCGGTGAGCTTGGCATGACATACGGCAGATATGTACAGTCATCCCATTACCTCATTGACACGGCAGACGATGGATACTTTGCCCAAAAAGGAAGGAGGAAAGCAAGTGATAGCAGTAATATTTGAGGCGGCTTATCATGTCTCAGCTGTTGGCATTGTCGTTATACTCTCATTTTTCACGCTGTGCCAGTACATTGAAAACATTCGTCTTGCAAGTGAGAGCGATGACGACGAATAAAGAAAAAGCCGTGACGGCGGCAACCGTACACGGCAAAAAGATAAATAAGACAGCCTTATTATAAGGCATTTAGGAGGATTTGTCAAGTGAAAGTTTTAATAGCCTGCGAGGAAAGTCAAGCGGTATGCAAGGCGTTCCGAGCCAAAGGGCATGAAGCGTATTCAGCAGACATACAGGATTGTTCAGGCGGACACCCCGAATGGCACATCAAGGGCGATGTTCTGCCGATCATCAACGGCAATGCTGATTTTGTGACAATGGATGGCACTGCACACCGTATAGACGGCAAATGGGATTTGATTATAGCGCATCCGCCGTGTACATATCTGACGAACGTTGCCACACGCCATTATAGTTTAAAATGCACACCCGCCGAAAAGGTCGTTGAGCGTATGGAACATCGGGAAGAAGCAATAGTGTTTTTTATGCAGTGCATATTAGCCGATGCGCCAAGGATTGCTGTAGAAAATCCTATTGGGCGTATGGGCAAAGTGTACCGCAAGGCAGATCAGATCATACACCCATATATGTTTTCAGGCGGAGAAAAAGATACCGAACAGTTTGTTACCAAAGCAACGTGCCTGTGGATCAAAGGACTGCCCAAACTGCAAGCAACATATATCGGTGACAAGCCCAATAATGCAAAACTGTTTGGGACATATTCCAACGGAAAATCACGAACATGGGAAGAGACACGAAAAGCGGGAAAAGAACGGTCGAAGTGCAGAAGCAAAACCTTTCCAGGCATCGCACAGGCCATGGCTGAACAGTGGGGGTAAATCCCACAAAACAACGAACAAATGTCACTTTTTGAGGAGGAATAAAAATGGAAATCACTATTGAACAGATTGCGGAATATATCCGCAAAGCGTCGATGTATGACGCTATTATCAATTACACAAAAGCGTCGAAGTATTTCAGCCGTGAAGATATTCTGGCGTTTGCGGGCGAGCCTGACACCGCAGAAAAGGCGGAGGACATCACAGATGGAAATTTCTGATTTTTTGTGCAACAGCCGTGCTTTTCAGCGCTGCGAGGACAGATATCTGAGCGATGCGGATCATGACGGCGCTGAGGACGATAACGACATAGAGAACGAGGAGGACGCAGAGGAAGATGACTGAATCGGAATACCGTTCTCACCCATCTGTAAGCCGCTCTGAACTCTGGAAGCTGATATCGGAAGGTCCCGAAAAATTCAATTATCTGCGTTCAAATCCTCAGCCTCCGACAAATGCGCTGATATTCGGACAGGCGTTCCATATGGCTATATTACAGCCCGAGATTTACTATGATAATTTCGCCGTTGCACCCGTTTCGGACAGACGCACTAAAGCATGGAAAGAATTCTGTGCTAAAAATCCAAATAAGATCTCTATTGAGAAAGAATGGCAGGAAACAATATCAGAAATGAAAGATAAACTGCTTGCTGACCCGTTTGTCAGGCAGCTTCTTTCGGGCGAACATGAAAAGCCGTATTTCTGGACGGACAAGCTGACGGGAGAAGAATGCAAATGCCGTGCGGACTGCATTACCGAAATAGGCGGCAATGTTTATGTGGTGGATATCAAGACCTGTGAAAACGCCGCAACGGACGTATTTATGGGGAAATCCGTTGATTACGGCTATCCCCTGCAGGCAGCCATGTACTGTGAAGGCGTAAAACAGGCAACGGGCCGTGAATGCAGCTTTGTTTTCATTGCTATTGAAAAATCACCGCCTTACGCCGTGAACATTATGCAGGCGGACGATATTTACAGACAGTACGGCTTTGATATCTTCCGTGAGGCTCTGGGTATCTATCACGACTGCAAAATAAATAATAACTGGTATGGCTATCTTGGCAAGTTCCATAACATAAACGTCTTGGGACTGCCTGCCTACCTTGCAAAGGAGATCAAATAATTATGGAAAACACACCCGTTACATATCAGAATAATGCACCTCAGAATTTCAGTGCCAATGTAATGTCAGCCGGGCTTGACAATATCAATCAGGGTACTGTGGCAATAGAGGCAAGCAGAGCGATCGCCGAGGCTCAGGGTGCCCTTATTTTGGCAAAGCAGTATCCGAGAGATGAAATAAAGGCATACGCAAGAGTTATTGAAGCGTGCCAGCGCCCTGAGATGGCTGCCAAAGCATTCTACAGTTTTCCGAGAGGAAAAGAAACGGTTGAAGGTCCCACGATCAGATTTGCGGAAGAACTTGCCCGCTGCTGGGGCAACTTTGATTATGGAATAAAGGAGCTTTCTCAGGATAACGGAAAAAGTGAAATGCAGGCATACGCCTGGGATCAGGAAACAAACACAAGAAGCGTTCAGAACTTCACCAATCCGCATCAGCGTGAAGCATTCGGAAAAATGCAGGTGCTTACCAAGCAGCGTGATATATATGAGAATAACGCCAATATGGCAACACGCCGTCTGAGAGCACGTATTCTTGCCGTTCTTCCGTCTTGGTTTGTGGACGGCGCTATTAACGAATGCAAAAAGACACTTGCGGGGCAGAACGATATGCCGCTGATAGACAGGGTCAAAAATATGGTGGTTCAGTTTGCAAAATTCGGCGTTACACAGGAACAGATAGAAAAGCGCCTTAAGCGCAGAATTGATACGATGTCATCTGACGATTTTATTGAATACATCGGTATTTTCAACGCCATAAAAAGCGGTGAAAGCAAGGTTGCGGAATGGTTTGAGACAGACAAGAACGCCACTGCCACAGACCTTACGTCAGCCTTGAAGGGCGGTGACGGCAATGATAATATGTGACAGCAGGGAAAAGAAAAATGCCCATATCCTGCAGTATTTTGACAGGAACGGCATTGCTTACAAGGTCAGAAAAATGGACGTTGCCGACTATCAGACCGAGGGCATAGACAAGCTTGTTATTGATCGAAAACAGAACCTTGACGAGCTTGCCACAAACCTTACAAATCCGCAGGACAAGGGGCGCTTCTGGCGTGAAGTTCGCAAGGCATACAGATCGGGAATAAAAATGATCGTACTTTGCGAGCACGGCAAGGGCATACGGTCCATTCCCGACGTTGTGAACTGGAACAGCAAATATTCTCCCGTTACCGGGCGGATATTGCAGGAAAAAATTTATCAGTGCCACATTTCCTACGGCGTGGAGTTCCTATTCTGCGACAAATCGGAAACTGCGGCGAAAATAATCGAGCTTTTAGGGGGTGCTTCTGATG